CCAGATGTAGGTGCTGTACAAGCACTTAGTCAAGTCCACCACCTCTACAAGAAGGTACAAATACCTTGCTCTGAGGAGAAAATTCGCCATGAATGCAAAGCATTTTTCAGTCTGGACCGCACTTTGCGGCTTGGCACTGATGCTTGGTTTGGTCTTGGGTCCTTCGACCCCGGAATTAACCTCGCAGATGCTTCAATGTATGACAAGCGCACTCCAGAACTCTTTGGAGATGTACCCGTCTTCCCGACCAGCTTGGTCAGGCTCGCACAGCGAGTTTGCGACCAGGTTGCGCGGGGATTCCGCGACATCAACGTTGATGCCATTATTGGGAACCACGGACCTGGAGCAGTAGCGGATTCAACTAGTGGGGTTGACAAGTATGTCTTCCCTACATGGTCTCCGCAACTCGAAAGAGTTTTTCCGCGCGATCTTCACTCTAGTGCCAACACCCGCGTTTTTGATTACGCGGGTGCGTATGATGGTGAGCCGTCAGGAATGCTGCGGATGCTACCTGCTAAGTTGATCCCCGTCGCTAAGACGCAGGAAAAACCGAGGCTGATAGCATCAGAGCCGACCGCCAATCAATTCATTCAGGGTGGACTACGAAAGTTCATCCGTGGGCGAATTGAGTCTGGGATGTTGCAACGTTGTATCGCAATATCCGATCAGTCGCTAAGTCGCGACTTGGCAGTTAGAGCATCACTAGACTCCAGTATTGCTACTGTTGATCTTAGTAATGCCTCTGACAGGTTATCGATGTGGACCGTTGAGAGAGTTTTTAGGCAGGCACCCTGTCTGCTTGAAGCTCTCGCAGCGTCTCGTTCACAGTTTATCGTGGACAAGAAATACACCAAGCAGCATGCTCAGTTGCGCAAGTATGCGCCGCAAGGCAATGCCACGGTGTTCCCGATCCAGTCGATAGTATACTGCTGCCTTGCTTTGGCAGCTAGTGTATGGTCACGCCCTGGGTTGAAGATTGGAAGAGATTCCGATCTTTGGTCATCTATTAATAAGATGACCCATGTGGTACGCGTGTACGGCGATGACATAGTTTTGCCGTCACGAGCACTACCTGCTCTATCGTCCCTCCTAGAGCTTTGCCAGCTCAAGGTAAATGGAGGTAAGTCACATTATTCTGGCTCCTTTGCCGAATCATGTGGTATGGACGCCTTTATGGGCACGGATGTCACACCCGTGTACATGGCTAGCGTCGACGATGAGGTAAAACCGGGTAACGTCCAGTCTGCAATAGACGTGTCAAACGACTGTTACAAGATTGGCCTACTACACTTGGGCAACCGAGTTATGGAGGGAGTGCCAGAGCATATCATATCGCTCTTGGCAGTATCACGCCAACCCGGCCCGTCTACCCTCTTATTCACGTACTCCCCTGGCATTAAAGCCGAGCGGAGAAGGACCAACAGGTCCCTCCACCGCGAGGAGTACATGACTTTCGAGACACAGTTTACTTCTAAACGTGTCAAGAGACATAGGTGG